TATCCTTTACCTTCTCAATTTACTCAAATTATAGGAAGCGGTACTTTTGAGCCAATTAGTGCATATAAATTACAAATAGGAAACCAAGAAATAGAATTTAAAGTAAACGAAGTAAATCATATCAAGTTTTTTAATCCTGACTATAATGTTAGTGGAAACCAACTTTATGGAATGAGTCCTTTGATGGCTGCTTGGGAAACTGTTTCAAGTTCAAACGAAGGTACAAGGGCAAAAGCTAAAGCATTTATTAACGGAGGCGCAGCAGGTCTTTTATTCTCAGGAGATAAAGACGCTATGCTTGACGGCGAACAAATAAGCAAGATTAACCAACAAATAGATACAAAACTAACAGGAGCGGATAATTACAAAAGAATTGTAGCTACAAACGGTATTGTAGATTATAAGCAAATAGGAATGAGTCCGGCGGATTTAGAGATAATTAAATCAATAGGAGCGGATAGAGATACACTTTGTAGAGTTTTTGGAGTAGATCCTATTTTATTTGCTACGGATTCAAGTTCATACAATAATAAAGAATTAGCCTATAAAGGATTAGTAACTAACACAGTTATTCCTATTCTAAATATGATTAGAGGAATGTTTAATGAAATTGCCTTATATTATTCATTAAGGGATGGAGTAGAGTATTATATTGATTACGACGCACAAGCATTCCCCGAAATGCAAAAGGATATGGAAAAAATCGTTTCTCAAATGAAGGAGAGTTGGTGGATTACTCCTAACGAGAAAAGGGATGCTATGAACTACGATAGATTGAATGAGGCGGATATGGATAGAATATTAGTCCCTTCTAACTTAACTTATATGGACGAAATAGGGATGACACCTGGAGTATGACAGAACAAGAAAAAAACGAAGAACTAAGGGCGTATATTGAATTATGGGGATATAGAAGATTTAGAAAGGCTTTGGATCAAAGTATTCAACCTTTATTAAATTCTCTAAAAGAAAGTAATTCAATTGGATTTACTTATGCTTTGCAGGCTTTACTTTATAACGCTCAACCGGTAGACGAAAGTATTAGAGAGTTTTACGAGTTTGCTTGGTATAAACAAAGTGATTCTTTTGTCAATTGGGCAAACACTACTTATAATGCCGGCTTAGAAAAGAATGACCCTTATATGAAAAGAATGCTAAGTGAGTATTATAGCACAATAGGCATTCAGCACAGTAAAATAATTAACGATACTTCAAGAAGGAGAATAGACGAAGCATTTAAGGCGGCTTTTGCTAATAACGAAAGTGTAACTGATTTCGAAAAGAGATTAGTTAACGAAGTTCAAATGAATAAGTCAAGAGCAAGAATAATATCAAGAACTGAAAGTGTAATGCTTTTAAATAAAGTTATGATTGAAAATGCTCAACTATTACCTTTTCAAGTAAATAAGATTTGGATTCACGATCACCCTAATGTTCCAAGAAATTGGCACTTAGCTTTGAATAATACAAAGAAACCTTTATTAGTTCCTTTTGATGTTTTAGGTATTCCGATGCAGTATCCCGGTGATCCGATTGGTGGACCTGAGAATAATATAGGATGTAAATGTAGTATGGTAATAGTGCCAAGAAAAGATGAAGATGGTAATTTAATTTATTCATAATTGCTAAAAAAGTTAGTATCTTTGTATATCATAGTTTGGTGTTTTGGTTTTAGGGTGGGTAGGTAACTACTCACTCTTTTTTAAACACTATAAAATTAATCGCTTATGAAGAATATAAGTTTCAAAAATTACGACGCTACTATTAAAGACCTTGATGTAGCAACAGGTGTAGTTACAGGTTATTTCTCTCAATTCAATTCTATTGATTTAGATGGAGATGTTATAATGCCAGGTGCATTTACAAAGACAATCGCAGAAAGAGGACCAGAATCATCAAAGCCGGAAATAGCTTATTTATGGCAACACGATACTTATAAGCCTTTAGGAAAACTAATGGTTTTAAGAGAAGATAACTTTGGTTTATACTTTGAAGCTAAAATGACCGATACTACTTGGGGACAAGATGCTTTGAAACTTTATAGAGATGGTGTTATTACTCAACATTCTATTGGTTATCAGGTAATTAAATCACAAGAGAACACAGATATGGGAGAAGAAATTGATGCAATCTACGAAGTAAAACTTTGGGAAGGTTCAGCAGTTACTTTTGGAGCAAATCCAAACACACCTTTTACTGGCTTTAAATCAGTAGAAGAAAGAGAAGACAGAATTAAAACTTTAGTTAAAGCTATTAAAAATGGTAGCTATACTGATGAAACATTCGGTCTTATTGAATTTGAATTATTAAAACTTATTTCACTTGTTAAATCTGAAGAGCCAACTGTGGTTACTCCTGAAGATACCGAGCCGAAAGAGGACAATAAGATACAAGAAATAAAACAATTTAGAAACCTATTAAATCTTTAAAAAGATGGAAGAAATTAAAAATTTAGCAAATGACATCAACGCAAAGTTTGATGCAAATGCAAACGCTTTATTAAGCGTAAAGAATGAAGTATCTACGATGGTAGAAAAAAGTATTGATTCAGTTAAGGCTGAAATCAAAGCAGTAAAAGATGAAATGGATAGACAAGCTGAAGAAGTATCTCGTAAGAGTGCTGCTAAAGTTTCTACCAAATCAATCGGTGAGCAAATCGCTGAAAACTTGGATTCAAGTATGGCTATCGCTGAAAAAGAATTAAAATCAGCAGGTGGTTCATTCACTATGAATTTAAAAGCGGTTGGTAATATGTTATTGTCTTCAAGTTTAACTGGAGATTCAGTAGCTACTTACAATCCACAACAAGCAATTTTACCTTCGCAAAAATTAAACTTTAGAGATTTAATCCCTACTGTACAATCAGCGACTGGTACTTTTGTAACTTACAAAGAGTCTGGTTCAGAAGGTTCTATCGCAGCTCAAACTGAAGGTTCAGCAAAAAGCCAAATTGATTACGACTTAACTGAAGTAAAAACAGTTAATGCTTATATCGCTGGTTTCGCAACTTTCTCAAAGCAAATGATGAAGTCATTACCATTTATCGAGCAAACTTTAACTCGTATGATGTTAAGAGATTTCTTCAAGGCTGAAAATGCTTCTTTCTTCTCAACTGTTAGTGGTGCTGCTACTGGTTCAACAACTGTAACTGCTACTGATAATGTTGAAGAGTTAATTCAATTAATCGCTAACCAAAAGAGTGCAAACTTTAACGCTTCATACGCTTTAGTTTCTCCTACTCAAATGGCTCGTTTAATTATCTCTACTTACAACAAAGGTTACTACGCAGGTGCAGGTGCTGTTATTCTTAACGGTGCAGGTGGTTTAACTGTGTTTGGTACTCCAGTATTCGAGGCTTCTTGGGTAACTGATGACAAAGTATTAATCTTTGACCGTGATTACTTAGAAAGAGTTGAAGTTGAAGGATTAAATGTAACTTTCTCTTACGAGAACGGAACTAACTTCACACAAAACTTGGTAACTGCTCGTATTGAGTGTTACGAGGCTATCAACTTAATGTTACCTACTGCGGCAATCTACGCCGATTTTGGGAATGTTTAATTAGTTCTTTAAAATAATAAGAGAGGGTAGGTGCTTAATTGTATCTACCCTTTTTTAATGCTAAAAATATTAGTAACTTTGTATTATGTATAAATGCACAGTCAATATATCACATAACGGTAGGAAGTATAACAGAGGTAACTACTACGACCTTGTTTTAAGCGATAAGATAAAAGAATTTATAAAGGTTGGCTACTTTACCGAAATAATCAAAGATGGCGTTACAAAAGAGTTTAAGGGCAAAATAAAGAAGAAATAATATGGCTAATATTAAAATATCAGAATTAAATCCATTATTAACGGTAGAAGATGCGGATGTATTACCGATAGTGGATAATGCGGTTACTAAAAAAGTTACTGCTGCAATTCTAAGAAGTTACACACAAGGTAATTCAGTTTTATTAACAGGCGCACAAACTATCGCAGGTATTAAGACCTTTACTTCTCAATTAGCATCTTCGGTTGCTACTGGTACTGCTCCATTCTCGGTTGCTTCGACTACAAAAGTAACTAACTTAAACGCTGATTTATTAGATGGTTTATCTTCTGCTGATTT